GGGATTCTTTAAACTATTAACTAACTCTGGTTTCATTTTTAATTTTGTGCAACGTGCACCTGTCTTTGGTTCATGAAATACTGGACAAGATGTTTTTTCACTAGCTTTTAAAAAATAAAAACCTGATACATGTTGATTCCAATGTATATGTGCATTGTGATGCCCACCCCCTTTTTTAGCAAATTCTTGAACCCACATTTCAGAAAATACTAAATCATATGATTTCATATCATATCCATGTTCATCTAAAAAATCATAAGATCTTGAACCTACATATTTTCTAAAATCCCAAAAAGAGGTATCAACTAATAATTGTGTTGAGTGATGACTTATTCCAAAGTCGCCTGTCTCTTTTATAATTTTTTTATTTCTTTTTCTAGCCTCTCTAATATATTTATCAGATGCTTTATTAAGTGATTTAACAAAGTCTGGTTTTTCTTCCCACCAAATAGGTGTTTTAAAATGTTCTTCTTTGTTCATTTTATTTATAAGGTTTTCCTAAGTTCCATAATACTAAAGAATATCTAGTGCCCTCTGTTACAGGTTTAACTCTGTGCCAAACAAAAGAAGGAAAAACGATAATAGAACCTTTTGTTAAAATATTTTTAGCTTGTTGTATGTGTTTTGATTCGTCTCTCATATAAGGATCGTAGTTTCTAAAATCAAACTCTAACTCTCCACCCTTATAATCTTTTTCATCAGATAATTGACAAGTCACAGACAGTTTTCTAATTTTACCATTTTCATTTGTTTTGTTAAAACTATCACAGTGCCAATCATAAAATTGATTTAGTTTATATTTTGTAAATTGAAAATGCTCAGATTCATCCCATTCAAAATTCCAACCTGCATTTATATTAGCTTTTTTAACATAGGGTATTACCTCTTTATATATCCAAGCATCGTTTAACCATACTAAATCTGATTTTCTTTTACGTTGTAAATTTTTAACTTCTTCTTTATTTAATTTTCTATCTACAAAATCACCAGTTCTAGCCATTACTTCTTTTTGTGAATTAGCATAATTAATAACATCATCACAAAAACGAGGAGTTAAAACAGATTTAAAACACCAATAATAATTATTTAAATTCATTATGAACCTGTATATTTAATGGTTAAAATAATATTCATATCGTCACTTTTATTATGTGAAATAAAATAATCCAAACAACTTGGAATCATAACAAATTTATTGTCTTCAAGAGATATATCCCACCAATTATCTTTGTTGTTATTATCATCATAAAATATTCTTAAATAACAAGAATTAGGTTCTATTTTAATACAATATAACATCACATAGTCACAATCTTTTGATTTTAAAATAGGAAAAGAGGATTCATTTGGATAATAAATATTACCAAAATATGAAGTATTAAAAATTTGTTTTTTAAAATTTAAGTAAAAATATTGTATGATGTATTTATTTAACATGTCAAAAGGTCTAGAAAAATTAAAATCCATTTTACAGATTTCAGATTTAAAAATATCAATAGCTAAAGACACCCTATCGATTTCAAATCCTTTTGGCATTTTAACATCGCCATAATAAAAATTTAATTCACTTAATACTTTCTTGTGCATACCACATACCACTATATATAATTTTATGGGGTTTGCAACTCCCAACTATTATTATCTGAATTATAATCGTAATATTGTCCTGCCGCTTCTTGTTCTGATGTAAGGGCTGGTTGTTTTGGAGTTTCTATTATGTCCCAAGATGTAGTGCTTTCATTCCATTGTCGCACATAATCATGGGTTGTGCTATTTGTTTGTTCAGAGGTTAGACTAGGTTTTGGTCCAACAGGAGATTCCCATTGAGCCGTAGAAATATTTTTAACCCAAGAAGGAAAAGGTTTTTCTGGCCAAAAAATTTGATTTGTAGAATCCCACTCATAACCTATCCCTGCAAAATTTCCTCTAAATGCTTTTGATTGATCTGGTCCTAAATCAACACCATCATTTATCCAATATTGATTAAATTTAGTGTTATAAGAAGTTTTAATCCAATTAGCAGCTGGCCAATTACCATTTTTCTCTAAAAAAGCTTGACCAATAGATTCTTGTTCAACACCATTTGAATCAACACAATCTGAGTTATTAACAGTGTTGACTGTTAAAACTAAATTTGTATCAGGATCTATTTTTGCAAAATGCGCCATACTTTATATTACTGGAATTTGTATCTTATTACAACTGCTCCAGATCCTCCTGTTCCAGAAGTCCCTCCATTAGGATCAACTCCTCTTCCGCCAGTTCCACTTCCACTGTTTGCAGGTCCAGCTGTTGTACCAGTACCTGGACCATTTCCAGTTTGACCACCAGAAGCACCACCGTTTCCACCACTTCCTGCAGATCCACCCGTTCTACCATCTCTGCCACCTCCTCCACCACCTGCAAAAGTTCTAGAAGATCCTAAACTTGGTACAGCTATACTAGTTGGGAATTGAGTTCCATTACCACCGTTACCACCATTACTTGGCCCACCATTTCCACCAGATCCACCAGATCCACCACCTCCGCCACCACCTTGTCTTAAACCTGGCAACGGGCCTGGATTGTTACCACCATTATTACCTTGAGTGGGTGTTGCAGGATCTGAAGTGGGTGGGTTATTACCTGGACCTGAACTACCGCCGGGTCCGGATCCACCGCCACCTGATCCACCAGCCCCTCCTGGGCTAGTTGCAGAGGGAGATGATCCCCCTGTGCCACCACCTGTAGAAGTTATGTTTGAGAATACTGAATCACCACCTTTATTGCCTACTTGGTTGTCACCGGCTCCAGATCCACCAGCTCCAACTGTAATAGGAAAAGTTCCTGGTGTCATTGTTAAATGACCACCACAAGTTGGAAAAGAGGATCTTACTCCTCCGCCTCCGCCGCCGCCGCCACGGTCACCGCCACCTGACCCACCTCCAGCGACTACTAAATAATCTACTTTATTAGGTCCACCACCTGTTACGGTAGGACCATTTCCTGCTGTAATTACAAAACAACCATTACCAGTAAACGTGTGAACTTTAAAATCTCCACAAGTAGTTACACATCCACCAGTTGCACTAGTAAATATGGGTGAAGGTGCTCCACCACCAAATCCTAATATTTGGTATCCAAAAGATTTGCCTTTTCTTCCTCGTGTATTTTTAGTGTTCTTACCGGATGTAAGTTTATTTTTAATATCTCTCATATTCTATTTCCTTATGCGTCGTTAGCAGCGTCAGTAGTAAAGAATAATTTGATACCCAATAGTTTTGCATCAGCTGTTAAGTCGTCTTCTGATACATCTCTTGATATTTGAAAGAACACCTCTTCATCTGTGCTAGGTGAACCTGCAATAGTTACTGCACCACTTTCTGCTGTGACATCTAAATCGTTTGCTGTTCCACTGTGAGCTTTTGCTGTTGGTGCAACTTGTGTACCAAAAGCTGTATTGATACTATCATTATCTGCAATCGCAACACCAGATAGTCCCCATGAAACAGTTCCTGTGTTTGTTGAGTCTGCTGTAAAGTAAGCTTGAAAAGTTACTGTGCCTTCATTCCATGATTTAGGAAAAGCAACAGCGAACTGTGCAAACTCATCAGAGTCTTTGTCAAAATTTAATGTTTTAATTTCAGGTCCATTTGATAATTCAACTTGTGCTAAATCTGCACATCCATTTGTAGTGTTTGGATACATAGCAGTTGCTGGAACCCAAATAGTTTCTTTACCAGCGACTTTAACTGCTGCGCCACCCGCTTGAACCACACCATTTCCGTTTGGTGCAATATTAATATTTCCATCTGCTCCATCAGTTATTGTAATTGTACCTGAATTAGTTCCAGAGTTTGTGTCTAATATTAAATCGTGAGTGCCACTCGTTGTAAGTGTAGCTGCAGCAGCACCAGTTCCAATTCTAGTTTCTCCAGTTCCTTTTGGTTTAATATGAACATCAACGTTAGTTTCCCCACTCGCACCAATAATTGGTGGGTTTCCTGTTGCACCATTAGTTACTTCTAATTCGTTTACTGCTGAAGATGTTGTTTGAAATATAATTTGTTCGTTTCCATTTGCATCTGCAATAAAACCTGCATCTGCAATTTTTGGAGCTGTTAAAGTTTTGTTTGTTAAAGTATCTGTTGATGAAGCTGTAATAAAACCTGTATCATCAATATCTGGGTTAACCCCATCATTAGCTGTTGCATAAACTAATTTAACTGCTCCTGGAGCAACAGTTACGCTGTCTCCTGATCCTGATACATATTTAAATACTACGTTTTGTGATCCACTTGTTGAATTTTTTAAAATATAAAAATCTTGAACATCTATTGGAATAGTTACGTTTCTAGAACCTGTAAGTGATCCTGTAAATTCAATAATTCTATGTGCAAGAGTTGCACCAGTTGATCCATCTGATACTGATAAAGTCGTATCACCAGAGTCTGATACGGCTTGTGTTGTAAAACCACCAGCTATTTGCTCAATGAGTTGTAAGTTTGTATTAGTTTTTGTTCCCCATGTTCCGGCGTTTTCACCAGTAGCCTGGAGTTCAATACCTAGAGGTGTAAATGTTGATGCCATAAATTTAATCTCCTATGCAGCGTCAGTATAACTTGTATTTGATCCTGTTGCAACATCTGTATACGAAGAATTTGATCCCGTGTCAACGCTAGAATATGCTTGAATTCCAAAGCCAGTAGCGGTACCAAAACCTGCTACAGAAGAAGTTATAGATTGACCTGTTAATCCCATAACATCTGCAGGTGTTATTGATCCCACACTAAATGTTGCAGAAACTCCTGTTAATCCCATAACATCAGCAGGTGATATTGAACCAACACTAGAAGTTATAGCAAAACTAGGAGCATCAATTATTGGATTTGTAGAAATTTCTGCAGTGCCTAAACTAAAAGTTGCTGAAACTCCTGTTAGTCCCATAACATCAGCAGGTGATATTGAACCAACACTAGAAGTTATGGATTGTCCTGTTAATCCCATAACATCAGCAGGTGTTATTGAACCAACACCAGAGGTTATAGATTGACCTGTTAATGTTCCTGTAAAGTCTGATTTAGCTGTAACAGATCCAACAGTAGATGTTGATGAGACTCCTGTTAATCCCATAACATCAGCAGGATTTAAAGTAAACATCCCCCAACTATTTTCACCGTAAGATGCATTACTCCAACCATTAGCACCTAAATTAGACTCAATTCCATCAGGAGCTTCAAGTTCTACTACTAATCCTGATACACCATAATTTTCAACTCCCCAACCATCTTGCCCCCAACCAGTATTTATTTCAGCTGATACAGTTACAGAACCAACACTAGAAGTTAAAGACTGACCTGTAAGAGTTAAAGTTATGTCGTTGAGTTCACCCCACTCCCCATCGTTCCATGATTTTGCACCCCAGCCTAATGTAAAAGCTTCTTGTGTGCCCCAACGACCTTCGCTCCAGGTTGTTCCTGATTGATTCCAAGTGTTTGGCATAAGGAAGAGCTCCTTATGCTAATCGTATGATTGCGTTGCTTGCGTCTGCTGTTGGAAACTGTATTGTAAAAGTACCACTAGTTACAGTTTTGTCACCACCGAAAGCGATAACAGCGACAGCTTTGTTAGACTGTGAAGAATTATAAATTAACGCACCGTTTGCTGTAAAAGAAGCAGATGAAAAACTCACATCTGCAAAATCACAAACTGCAGTTGAAGAATCTAATGTCGGTGTAACGCTTGTTAAAGATGCGCCACCTGAACTATATGCAGATCCAGATGTATTTGAAATTTCGTTTGAAGTTGAAAAAGCTGTTGTGCTAGCACCCAAAGATGCAGAACTTGTATATAAAGCTATTTTAAATGTATCACCGCTAGATGCAGTAAAATTATGTGTTCCGACTAAAAGTTCTTGTTTAAAACTATTACAAATTGCTGATGATATTGCCATAATTTATTCTCCTACGGGTTTGCTGATTTAACCGGTATACGAACAGTGCCATCAGTGTAGTCATCTCTTCGTCTTCTACCGACTTGCTCATTAGCAAACTTCTGTACCTCTTGTTTATATTTATTTTCATACAAAGTCAACATATCTATCGGACCTTTTAAAAAGCCATAAGCCTCTGATAGACAGCAATATAATAGACCATTTGGAAAATTAAGACTAATATAATTAGTATCATCATTCTCTAATAAAGCAGGCATTGCGTTATAATGAACTCTAAATTTATAAGTTGTGTCAGGAACAGGAGCAAACATCATTCTGCCAGAGGTAGTGTCAGATTCTCCTGTAGCACCACCAAACATTGCATAATATTTAGGTTGACCTCTTTTAGCAGATTCAGTTGAAGAAATATACTCTTGAAGATATGTGACATCTTTTTTTTCTAACCAAACATTAGCACCAGTCGTAGCTGAAGTTGAATCATATACCTGTATACCTCTTATAAAAACGGCTCCCGCTGGAGCATTAATTGTTTCTTGACCTGTAACTAAATTACCTATTTGTTGCTTTCTATCAGCATCAATCGGTAAATCTCTAAAAATTCTATATTGTGCATTTAAAATTATATTTTCTAAAACAGCATCTGTTAAAACATTAGAGTCTGTTTCAGTGTAACTTTTGATTTGTGTTTTTAATCCTGATGCGCTTAATCCAGCCATTATATTATACCTGCAACCTCTCTACAAATAGGGCAACTTTTTTTGTATCTATTGTGTGTGCCACATTTTACTGCTTTTCCATCAACGTCTGTGTATAATGGAACATCTGATTCTTTAGGATAAAGCATTTCTTCATGTGGATCCATGTCCTCTGGACACTTACATTGTTTAATTTTAAATAATCCACAAATAAAATTTTTAATATATTGTATCATGCTGTTACCGTTACTGGTCCTGCTGATGCAAAACCGCCTCCTCCAGACTCAGTTATACTAGATGTTGTAGCTGTTGCAAAGGTATATTTATCATCACTTACTTTAGTAATTAAATAACCCGCAGCTAAATTTATTGTTGCCGCTGCAACTCCACCAACTGTTTCTGCATTTCTAAATCTAACTCGATCATTTGTTGATCTCCCATGGTCAGGTTCATCAACAGTTATAGTCGTAGATCCACTTGTTGTAGTAAATGGATTTAATGGTAAAAGTTTTGGAACAGCTGTTTCTGTTCTATCTGGTCTAACATTACGTAAAGATATAGAATCACCATTCATAGGTTTTGGTTCTAATTGTGGTTGCTTTGGT